ATTTTCTACTATCGCTGGCCCACAGAGTGGTAGCCAGTTAAACGGTACTGCCCTCAAGCAGGAAGGCGATAAAGAGATCGAAAAATTGGAAAAATCAGTTATGGATCTCGAAGCTGGAGGTCAACCAATGACCTTTATTTTGGGCTAAAATCTCTTGACACTGTAATAAAACTGTAGTAAAGTATAGCTTACTGACGGAGGCTATATGATTATTGGTGTGTGCGGGTTCATAGGTTCAGGCAAAGATACTATTGCAGATTATCTTACTAATTTCCACGGATTTAGGCGAGAAAGTTTTGCCAATACTCTGAAAGATGCTGTTAGCATGGTCTTTGGTTGGGACAGAACCATGCTAGAAGGGCGCACAAAACAAGCCCGAGAATGGCGCGAACAAGTAGATCCGTGGTGGGCAGAACGTCTAAATATGCCTAATCTAACACCGAGATTAATGCTACAGCTATGGGGTACAGAAGTGTGCCGCAGAGGATTCCACGACGATATATGGATCGCTAGCCTCGAAAATAAACTACGAAACAGCAAAGACGATATCGTTATCAGTGACTGTCGTTTTCCTAATGAGATTAAATCTATAAGGGCGGCAGGTGGAATTATAGTCTGGGTTAAAAGAGGTCCTTTGCCCGAATGGTACGAGTGGGCAGAGAGCGCCAACAAAGGCGACTCAGGAAATTTTAATTGGGCTACTAGTAAATCAAAATTAGAAAGAGCTGGTATCCATGCCAGCGAAACAGCATGGGTCGGTACTGATTTCGACGCTATATTAGATAATAACGGCAGTATAGATGACTTGTTTGACCAAGTCAAAGGTCTGGTACAAGATCCCCTTGACGCCAACGAACGCCCTCTTTATGCAGGACTTTTGAACAGTTAGAACAGACTGTTTTTAGGTTGTCATGTCGACAATTATTTAGATCGCCATCGACATGAAATACATTAAAGACTTCTTTGTGTGGACTCTTAAATCCGCACTTATCACAAGATAATTTTGGCCTATAGCCAGCACTACTCCATCTTGGTTCCTTAACTCCTCGCAAACAATGCCCACACAGGCTTCTGTAGCGCGGCATTCCATCTTTATAATAGTTTATAGCAACCGGTGCACGGCCGCATTTACATAGCGGTCTCATGCAGTATTTAAGCCTTTTCTGCGCCTTTCCAAAACCGGCCGTTGTAGCTCAAAAAGCTCAATAGACTATAAATAACATATATGAATGCATTCATGGAGATCACAGGATGGCCACATTAAATTCACCAGGCGTAGCGGTAACGGTAGTAGATGAAAGTTTCTACACACCATCTGCTCCAGGTACAACACCACTAATCATTGTTGCGTCACAACAAGACAAGACAAACTCAGCAGGCACAGGAATTGCCGCTGGTACACAAAAAGCAAATGCAGGTCAAGTTTATCTGCTAACTAGCCAAATGGATCTAGGTTCTGCTTTTGGTACTCCTTACTTCCAAACAGACGCTGGCAATAATCCAGTACACGCCGGCGAGCTTAATGAATATGGATTGCAAGCCGCTCACAGCTATCTAGGAGTAAGCAGTAGAGCTTATATTCTACGTGCTGATGTTAATACTGCGCAACTAATTGGAACTAGTAATATTCCAGCAGGTAGCCCAGCAAATAACACATTCTGGTTTGACACAACTGACACAGCATTTGGTGTATTTGAATGGAATGCTAACCCAGCTACTACCAGTGGCGGACAGACATTTACCAATAGAGTTCCAGCAGTAATCACAGATACTAGCAAGATGGATGCATCAAACGGTTATGCGCCTTTGCAAAGTTTTGGTGCTATCGGTACTTACGCAGTGACTTGCAATGGCACAGGTAACAAGTTATTTTTTAAGAACTATACTGGTACATGGGTATTAGTTGGTTCTAATGCATGGACAGCTAGCTGGCCAACAGCAACTAGCACACTAAGTAGCCCAACACTAAACAGTTCTTATTCATTAACTATTGCGGCGACTGGCAACGGACTAGCTCCAACTATTAGTGCAACTCCAACAGCTACAACTGCTCCACGCACGGTCACTGTTACAGCAACAGCAGTTACAAACAATTTGATTACTGCTACTAATACGCTAGTAGCTGGTGATGTTATTGTATTCAGTTCTAGCTTTAACGGCATTTCAAGTGCTACAACTTATTATGTTTTGGCTGCTAATCTATCAGGCAGTCAGTTTTCAGTTAGTTTATCCGCAGGCGGAACACCTGTGACAATTAGCACAACTGGTGCGGCAAGCTCAACTGGTACTGTTACAACATTAACTGGTACCGCTTGCAACGTGATCACAAGTGCAAACGCAGGCACTAACCTAGTAGTTGGTGATCCTATCGTATTCGGCGGAACAGTGTTTGGTGGTATCGTATCGGGTACAACATACTATGTGTTGGCTGCGACTGGTAACTATTTCACAATTAGTGCTACTCAAGGCGGAACCCCATTTGTGTTAACAACAGCAAGTGGCGCTTCTATGACTGCTATTGAAACTGAAACTACATACACTGCAACAGGCGCAACAACTTTCACACAGTTAGCTGCCGCAATCAACGGCAAAATAGCCGGTGTTACAGCAGTAGTAACTAGTAGCAACCAATTGGCTCTATATTGCAATGGCACTATCGACCAACTAGTTCTAAGCGGTACACTATGCGGAACAGGCACTGGAGCATCAGGATTAACAGCAGGAACTTATCTAGCACCTGCGATGACTATTTCTGCACACACTAGTGTTCCAACTTACAAATTAACCGATAACAGTTCCAGTGTTAATGGACGCCCTACAGGATCTGTATGGGTTAAATCTACATATCCAAACCTAGGCGCTAACTGGGCAGTATGGGTATACAACAGTGCAACTGCTAATTTTTCATCGATAAGTGCTCCGCTATATGCAACACACCAAGAGGCAATTTATAACCTTGATCCATCGGGCGGTGGTGTTAACATTGCAGTGGGTTCTTTATATGTCAAATACGACGATGCAGAATATACAGGACATGCCGTTAATCCACAGGTAGCAGATTTTAAAATCTATCGCCGTGCTAATGCCGGTACGACAACTATTACAACTGCTATCATTAAGGCAACAACATTTACTTCTGGTACTAACACATTTAGTGCTATCGAAAGCACACCAGCAAGCGCAACACTAAGCAATGCTAAAACTATCACTTTTACAGCAGTAGGCAATGCTACTACTGATGCTATAGCGTTAGCTGGAGCTATCAATGCCGCTGGATTTGCTAACGTTGTTGCTGATATCAATAGCAGTAATCAGATTACAATTAGCCACAACGACGGCGGTGAGATTCGTTTCTTAGATGGAACAAACACTCCATTAAGCAAGTCGGGTCTAGTACCAGGAACAACTGCTAATTTATATTCTTCCCCAGCAGGCGAATCCACATACACATTCGGTGTTGCAAGTAACTGGACTGTATTGGTGACCAATGCTACAGCAGGCATCACTTATGTTGCCAGCGCAACGAGCCCAACAACACTAACTACTGATGGACAACTATGGTACAACAGCAGTACTAGCGATGTTGATATCATGGTTAACGATGGTACACATTGGAGAGGTTTAAACAACTATAACTTTACCACTCGTACTAGTGCGGCTTTTAACTATGGACAGACAGCAGTGACAGCATTTGCTGGTGCAAACGCAACAGATCCAAACGGTCCGTTCGTACAAGCAACTGCTCCAACAGTACAAACAGACGGTACTGCACTAGTCCAAGGTGATATTTGGGTCAGCACAGCAGACTTAGAAAATTATCCAAAGGTCTACATATGGAATACCAGTAGCCTAACATGGGTATTGAAAGATAACACAGACGGCACTACAGAAAATGGTATCATATTCCGTGATGCTCGCTGGAATTCAAATGGCCTAACTGGCGCACAAGACACAATCATCACTATGATGAACAGTGACTTCTTAGATTATGATGCTCCGGATCCTGCACTATATCCAAAAGGTATGTTGCTATGGAACTTGCGTCGTAGCAGTTTCAACGTTAAGAAGTTCGTGCAGAACTACGTTAACATACTGAACAAGAATCCACGTAGCTGGACTAATGAATCACAGACTTCTTATTATCCACATGCATGGGTTAGCCAGGCTGCAAACCAAGCAAAAGGTCAAGGAACATTTGGACGCAAGGCTCAACGTGCAGTTATTGTACAAGCTCTTGCACTAGCAGTAGCTACGAACCAAAACATCCGCAATGAAGATTCATTAAACTACAATTTGATTGCCTGCCCTGGATATCCAGAATTAATTGACGAACTAGTAGCTCTAAACTACGATCGTGGTATCCAGAGTTTTGTTGTAGCAGATACTCCTGCACGTCTTGCACCAGATACAACTAGTGTAAGCAAGTGGGGTAATAACACACTAGGCGCTCCAACAAATGGAGAAACAGGATTAACAACGACAGATCCGTATCTTGGCATCTACTACCCATGGGGTTATACTACAGATAACTTAGGAAATAATATTGTTGTTCCTCCAAGCCACATGATGCTACGCACAATCGCATTAAGCGACAATGTTTCTTATCCATGGTTTGCACCAGCAGGAACACGTCGTGGTGGAATTACAAATGCAAGTGCGGTAGGATATGTAGATACAACCGGTTCATTCCAATCAGTATCCTTAAACACAAGTCAACGAGATACTCTTGCAAGTGTTCATGTTAACCCAATCACATTCATCAGCGGAACAGGACTAGTTGCTTATGGACAGTATACACGTCAACTGGCTTCAAGCAGTCTAGACCGTATCAACGTAGCACGTTTAGTAGTGTACTTACGTCGTCAATTCAATATCTTGGCTAAGCCATTCGTGTTTGAACCTAACGATACAATTACACGTAATGAAATTAAGAACGCGGCAGACAGTCTATTGTTAGAACTAGTTGGACAACGTGCTATCTATGACTACTTGGTAGTTTGTGATTCAAGTAACAACACTCCTGCTAGAATAGATCGCAGTGAATTACATCTTGATGTAGCGATCGAACCAGTTAAGGCAGCGGAATTTATCTATATTCCACTGCGTCTAGAAAAGACTGGCGCGATCAAAGGTCTAGGACAATAACGGAGAACATATAAAATGGCAATCGCAGCTTTATCAAATTTTACAGTACCATTAGCATCAGACCAAAGTGCTACTTCGCAAGGCATGTTGATGCCGAAGTTGAAATACAGATTCCGTATTTCATTTGAAAACTTCGGCGTAAGCACTCCTACAACAGAACTTACTAAACAAGTTATGTCAGCTGGTCGTCCTAATGTGCAGTTCGAAGATCAGATTATTCCGATCTACAACAGCCAGATACACTATGCTGGTAAACCAAAATGGCAGACTATTACTGTTAAGTTGCGTGATGATAGCACTGGTGCAGTTAGCAAACTAGTTGGCGAGCAAATGCAGAAGCAGTTTGATTTCTACGAGCAATCGAGCGCGGCTAGCGGCTTAGACTATAAGTTTACACTACGCATTGAAATGCTAGATGGCGGCAACGGAGCAAGCACACCTAATGTGCTAGAAACTTGGCAGTGCTATGGCTGTTATGTTCAGCAGGCAAACTATGAACAGATCGACTACAGCCAACAAGGCCCAGCTGAAATTACCTTAACTATACAGATGGACAACGCTGTACAGACTCCGACAGGATCGGGTATCGGTTCGGCTACTCCAGTACGCCCAGCTACTCCAGGTACACTAGCAACTGGCGGCGGTACAAACAACAATCGATAACACTAATTAAGCCTACGCAAGTAGGCTTTTTTATGACTAGCCATTAACTACCCATATAATTAATACGCTAAATATTGTATGTCAAATAAAAACAACGGTTACTTAGCTAATAATACCATAGCTCCTGATTTGCGAGACTGGCAACATGCGGCTCGCATGTTCACGGATAATAATCAAGTCTATGGCCCTAAACAGAAATTCTTATTCCACGTGGCTATAAGTGTTAACGGAGCCGCATTGCAAACTGCCGTACTTAACAACAAGTATAGAGCAGTGATGGGTATGCTAGTTAAAAATGTAACCCTTCCTAAATTTACAGTGCAAGTAGATAAAGTAAATCAGTATAATAGAAAGAAAAATGTACAGAAACAAATAAACTACGAAGATACCACAATTAAATTCCATGATGATAATATAGGAATCATTAATTTATTATGGCAAAACTACTTTAATTACTATTATAGCGATAGCAGTAGCACTGGTGTGCAAGGAGCATATAATAGAACAGCTACTAAAAATTTTAGTTTTATACGAAGCGCATATGGTCTGGATAGTGGAGCAAAGGATCCGTTCTTTAACCACATCACTATATACCAAATGGCCATGGGAAATTATATCAGCTATAAACTGATCAATCCACTAATATCTTCGTTCGAACATGCTCAGATGGATTACTCGCAAGGATCGACCCCAGCAGAAATGTCTATGAACGTGTCTTTCGAAGCAGTAGAATACGGATCTGGTGTTGTCGGCGATCAAGGGATGGAAGGATTTGGTGGAGAGAACTACGATACAACCACTAGTCCATTATTACAATTTAAACCATCGTCCAGCTTTGATGATATCAATAATCAACCTAATCTATTAAGTGCTAATCTAGTCAACGACAACAAGAGTAGCTTCGTTGACAATGCTGTTCGAACTGTAAACAATTATCAAAACACTAACAGTGCTGTGCCGGTTGCTAATGGTATATCCGGTGCTAGTTCCCCGCAAACAACTACTCCTTCTTCAACCGGCGGAATAAATTGGGCATCATTTTCTTCCAGTACAACTACGGACAACAATACAACAGTAGCTAAACAGAGGACCATATGAGTACTAATTTACCACAGACCCATGTAAATGATAGTTCTACAATAGTTAGACAATTTTTTGATAAGTTCTATCAATATCAAGTTAGCTTTCCCGCAGTAGAGATAGATGCTGTTATTGCTTTTTTTCAAAAAAGAGGTTTCGATCTAAACAGTGCAAGAACGGTCAGCATAGTCATGTTAAACCAAGCTAGGATCGATAATATAGCAGTATTCCAATTACTAGATAGTCTTAAATCTATCTCCGACACACAGCTTAGTCAGGTAATTACACAGGTATTGAATTCGTATAGAGAAAAGACAAGCCTACTAGGTTATAGAACTTCTGTTGCTATGAGTCCGTTTGAATCTCGTAACATCTTGGTTTAATATATGGCCAAATTTGCCCAAGGTAAATTCAACATGAAAAACCCAGAGAAATATGTAGGACTAAAAGTTCCTACATATCGTTCAAGCTGGGAGTGGAGTTTTATGAACTTTTGTGATACAAACATTAGTGTACAAAAGTGGGCAAGTGAAGCGGTGCAGATACCATACCGAGACCCGTTAACTAACAGACAGACTGTCTATGTTCCTGATTTTTTCATACAGTATATAGACAAAGCTGGAAAAGTTTCCATAGAATTGATTGAGATCAAACCAGCTAGTCAGAGCATATTAGAACGTGTTGGCAAAAATAAGTATAATCAGGCTCAGTTTGTTAAGAATCAAGCTAAGTGGGCCGCTGCCAATGCATGGTGCAGACAACAAGGCATTAAGTTCCGTGTACTGAATGAAAATGACATATACAGTAAAGTGTAAGCATAAGTAATAGTATGACTAAAAAACTAGAAGAACTACTAAACTTGCCCGAAAGCCGTGACTTAGTTAAAGAAGAGTCTAAGCCCGAAGTTGCGGCTATGCAACCTTTACTGCGTGATATCAGCGAGTATGATAAGATCGCGGCGGCCTTGCCCCAAGTTAAAGGGCTTGGCGATCTTGGGGATAAAGAATTAGATGATCTAGCTCAGAAAGCTACCCAAGCATATGAAGATATCATGGATCTGGGTATGAATGTAGAAGCACGTTATAGCGGACGCTTGTTCGAAGTTGCTGCCAGTATGCTAAGTAATGCTATTACAGCTAAAACTGCTAAATTAGATAAAAAATTAAAAATGATCGATCTTCAGCTTAAAAAGCAGAAATTGGACCAAGATACATCTACTGACGAAGGAGTTACTATATCCGGAGAGGGTGTTATTATTTCGGACCGTAATAGCTTGATCGAGAAATTGAAGAAAATGAAATAAATATATGATGGAAGCTATTATGAAATCATTCAAAGAGTACTTAACAGAAAGCAAGAAGACCTACGAGTTTAAGGTCAAGATTGCGGGTGAAATCCCCAAGGATTTTGCAACTAATTTGAAGACAGCATTGTCTGCCTTCCAAGTCGAAAATATTAAAAATGCCAAGCGCACTCCTATCCAAGAAAGTCCAATCGATTTTCCTAATGTATTTTTTAGAGAAGTAACAGTTTTTGATGTTGAGCTAAAATATCCTTGCAACAGCCCTATGCTAGCCAAGATCATCCACGAACATATGGGCATCGACCGCAAGCATGTAGTTGTTCGCACATTGGGCGAAGAACAGGAAAGCATTATCAATACACAGTATATGGGCGGAGACGAAGTAACTACTAGCTCTAACGCAGACGAAGCATTGTTAAACACACCATACCAGCCAGGTAGCAATCAAGACATGGTGGGTGAACAACACAAGATGGGCTTCTTAAAAGGATTAGAAGCTACTAAGCATGGGTTAGAAGAATACAAAGGCGTAAACGATCAGTTATTTGCCGGTATGCCAAAGAGCGATGATCAAAAAATGCAATCATCTGTTACTCCTAATGACAGCAAGATTAGTGTAACAGGACACAAGTCAATTAAATTATCGCCAGTTGTAGCCGATGTTAAAAACGGCATTGGCAAAGGAAAATAATATGAATTTTAACGATTTATACAAAAAGATCGCCACGTTAGATTCTGTACAGACTCTAAAAGAAGATGGTTATAAGGCTGTAGAAGAATGCGGCCCGATGCCAGGAATAATGGGTATGCCAGCGGCAATGGCAGGTATGCAACAACAACAAGATTCTGTCAGCATGAACGTTAGCATGAATGCTAGCGGCAAAGGCGGCATCCGTGACCTTATGAATGTTCTACGCAATATCGAAGACAGCGTCGAGGGACACAGTGCATCAGCAGAACCAGCAGATATACATCACCCAGAAGATGACCTAATAGGCAAAGAAGTAGAAATAGATGGACCAGCAGGCTCGGTTGAAATTGATCACGGAGACAGTGAAGGCGGAGACGATCTAGCAATAATCGATGGCGACGCAGGCAGTCAGGAAGCAGAAAAACCAGCTATTAGCGCAAAACAAAAAATTGCCGGTGCTATTGCAGCCGGTGCTGTAGACGAAGAATTTGCAAACAGGCCAGACGTATCACACCGAAGCATGGGTTATATGACAAAAGATTTATCAGGCGGAATGGGTACACAACAGAAGATGACTAAAGGCGGCTATCGTAACGCAGACAACCCATTGGCAATGGAAGGCTCACTACAGAATAGATTAACAGCTCTTTATAACGAAATTAAATCACGATAATATAGAATTCGTCAGCAGTTCAAAAGCACCCTTATTGGGTGCTTTTTTTATGTAAATAAAGTTATGGCAAAATCATTAGATGGTGTTTTAACCAAAAAAGCACACGTTAAAGAAAGATATACCGAGCAAGAAATTGTCGATATGGCATCTTGTATGGATCCTGAGCACGGGCATCAGTACTTTGCCAAGAACTTTTTCTTTATACAACACCCGGTAAAAGGTAAATTGCTTTTTGAGCCATTCCAGTATCAGGAAAGATTACTGGATAGCTATCATAATAACCGATTTAATATTAACATGCTACCACGCCAGAGTGGTAAGACTACTTGTGCATCGGCCTACTTGTTATGGTATGCTATGTTCCATCCGGATCAGACTATTCTAGTTGCCGCACACAAATATACAGGTGCTCAGGAAATTATGCAACGTATTCGTTACGGGTATGAATTATGTCCTGATCATATACGTGCAGGTGTTGTAAGTTATAATAAGGGAAGTATCGAATTTGATAATGGTTCGCGTATTGTAAGTCAAACAACAACAGGCACAACAGGTCGTGGTATGTCTATATCATTACTGTACTGCGATGAGTTTGCATTCGTACAACCTAACATTGCTGAAGAATTCTGGACTTCAATATCTCCAACACTAGCAACTGGTGGTAGAGCTGTTATTACTTCAACGCCCAACAGTGACGAAGATACATTTGCTACTATCTGGAAAGAAAGCCAAGACAAGTTTGATTTCCACGGAAATGAAACAGAAAACGGCGTTGGACGCAATGGGTTCTTCGGTTTCCGTGCCGAGTGGTATGAACATCCTGATCGCGATGAAAAGTGGAAGGAAGTTGAAACTGGACGTATCGGAGAAGAACGTTTCCGTCGTGAATACGGTTGCGAATTCTTAGTCTATGATGAAACACTTATCAGTTCTTTGAAACTTGCAGAGATGGTGGGAAGAGATCCTATGACACGCATGGGCCAAGTGCGATGGTACAAAGAACTTAAGAAAGACATGCTGGTAGGTGTATGTTTAGACCCTAGCCTTGGGACTGGCGGTGATTTTTCAGCTATACAGATATTCGATCTGTTGACGTTTACCCAGTTGGGCGAATGGCAACATAATTTAACTCGTGTGCAAGAACAGGTCAAGATCCTGCGAGATATACTGCGTTATATAGAAACTACAATAGGCGAAGAAAATCGCAATAACATCTATTGGAGCGTGGAAAATAATACGGTAGGAGAAGCCGCGCTAGTGGCTATTAGCGAAAATGGAGAAGAGACTTTTCCGGGCATGTTTGTTAGCGAACCTGCTAGAAAAGGGCATGTTCGCAAGTTCCGCAAAGGATTCAATACTACCCACGGTAGCAAGATAGCCGCATGTGCCCGCTTAAAATACCTCATAGAAAACGACAAGATGAAGCTGTTTAGCAAGCCCACTATCAGCGAACTTAAGACATTCATAGCCCATAATATCACATTCAAAGCCAAAGAAGGACAACACGATGACCTAGTATCTAGCTTATTATTGTTAGTACGCATGGCAGAAGTGCTAGCTGATTGGGATTTACGAGTGGGAGATGGCATGACTAGCAGGGATGAGTTCCAGGAAGACTGGGAGCCGCCACTACCTATATTTGTATCAGGACTGTGATAAATATCATATGGACCCAAATTTAAATAAAGTTGCAGAAGAAATATACGGAAAAATTGAAACTCGCTTTCGCCCCATAAAAATAGCGGATGCCGAGACTAAAGTTTTGAGTAAAAAAACAGACATTCCTAAAGCCCGTTGGTTCGAGTTTGATTACAAAGAACATGGCGAAGTTTTAGGTACGATTTCGATTACACTAGATGAAGATGACGGAGTTGTTATCAAAGCAGGCGGAGATCTAATAGACAAGGAAACTAATGAGACACACCACGGTGCATATAAGTTTATCCGTAGTTTTAGAGACCTTGCTAGACGCAATCTTTTGAATTATCAAGTAGACAATTTGGGTAAAAGCAATCTTGATAAAAGAGATTACGAATTCCATGCAAAGGATGGAGAAGATAAAATGATGGAAAGCAAATTATATGGTACACCTAAGGTGAGTTACCAGGAGATAGGCGATGCTAAACTGATCGTTAGGCATACACAGCCTGTTAATTATGAACTGCCAGCGGGGCGTACTATGCACATTGAAAGCATCTATGTCGAGAATGCTCAAGGTGAACGCTTCCGTTATCCAGCACGTCACTTGAATGGTGCTCGCGCTATGGCACAGCATATCGGACACGGTGGTAATCCATACGATGCTATCGGTCAACATATTGTTGGTCTAAGCGAAGAAATGATGAACTTACGCATGTTCAAAGGTTATGTTAGCCGTAATTCTCAACTAAGCGAAGCGATGAGCGACTTGAATGACAAGGTTGCAGAACGCATCGAAGAAGTTAAAAAAGAATTGCACAACCTACAGCGTGGTGCCTACTACGAACAATTTGCAGAAACATACGAACCAAGCGAATCAAAACAGATTCCAGAAGATATCATGAATGACTGGGTCGATCGTCTAACTATCCGTTCATTCAAAGAAGAACTAAAGAATGTATTTCCGTATATCTATAAGTTAGTAGATGAAACTAACTTGCCAACCCGTGAACTAGATCCAGAAGATATATTAGGCGAGCGTAACGAAGAAAATAAATCGAAGAAAGACGATGCTGTTAAAGATATCGGTTCTAAGAATAGAGATGATTGGGCTAATCTTAGAACAAAGAGAGGCATGAGAACAGATGTAAGCGATAAGATTCGCGGACGTGAAGTAACACAGGGCAAGAGCCGATATGCAGGTATGGCACTACCAGAAGAGATTGAATTCTTAAGCTTCGTGGACTACATTGGTGAAAGTCTAGATGACCTTCCTGAACTAGGTGATCCTGAAACTAAAGAAAAAATCAAAGATATGATGAGCAACGAGCTAAAAGGTTTTCCTAATATTACAGACAGTGTTAAGGCAGTCTATCCAGACCCAACATTGTTAGCAAGTCTCGAAAGTGCTAATCCTAGTGTAGATGCTCGCGCACTGGTAATACAATATTTTGAAAATAATCATCCAGAGTGGTACAGAGCTAACAAAGATCTGTTAGCAGGTTCAGGAGAAGAAGATAAAGGATCCGAAGCACCACCAGCAGATGCAGAGGGCGGTATGGCTCCATCGGCTCCTCCAGCAGGCACAGAAACTCCTCCAGCAGGTATGGAACCTTCTCCAGCAGAAGGCGGTATGGCCCCATCGGCCGCTCCGGCAGGTAGTCCTCCACCAGGACCTGCACCTCAGATGGAATCGGTACAACAAGCTTCTATCAAGAGTGCTATTCTAAAAGCTATCAGTGTCGGGGCAACAGCAGATACTAAACTAGGTAATAAGACCCTAGGAGAGATGATCAGTTCCCTAGGATTTACATTTGAAGAATTTGGAATGGAACCTCCTAAGGAACTAGCACCGCCTAGCGCACCAGTTGGCAATGGCAAAGACGACATGATGAAATTTGCCAGCGGCTTCTATAACAGAGAAAAGAAAGATTTTACACTAGGGGGTACTGGTGTTAAGATCAAGATTGATAAACAATTCCCAGACGCAAGCCCTCGCGAAAAAGAAGAAGTGTTCGCAACCATAGATCATATTGATCCAAGCAGTAGCATACATCAGAAAGAGCGTATTAAAGGTCTAGCTGGGTTAGGCGGTCATAACAAGATCGCTAACGCACAGGGCGTTATGGAATCATACATAGGAAGATAATCATGGGAATTATTTACGATACATTAATTAAGATGAACGAAGATCCTGTAGATCAGCCGCCAGCGGTTGTAGGATCAACAGATGCAACAACATCAGATGCGACACCGGCCAAAAGAGAATATAAAAATGGAACTATTGGTAAGGGAAGTCCTCCGGATCAGATCAAAGGGTTGCAGAAGCAATTAGGCATTCCTGAATCTGGAACATGGGATCCAGCTACTGATAAAGCAGTTAGAGACAAACAGAAAGAAATTGGTGCTACTCCAGACGGCAAGTGGGGGCCGGATTCAAGAGCTAAGTTTGCGGCAAAAAATCCTCCTATGCCTCCTAAAAAGCCCGAAGAATTAGCCGGTATGACTGATAAAGGCGCAGCCAATCAAAATCAGACAACGCCAACTGCCCCAGCAGGCCCAGCACCGGATGGTGCAGTTATCAAGTCTGCAGATATTCCGTGGGCTGAAAAATTTCCATTCTATCAAGGTGCCGATATGGTTAAGAAAAACGGCAAGTGGACTACACAGGCTACACCTCAATGGAATGGCATGGGAGCAACTGCAAATCAACCAGACTGGATAGCAACTTTAGAAAAGATCTATGCGACTAAGAATCCAAGCGGAGCCGGCAGTCAGGCTGCGGCTCCTGCGACCCAAGGTCCAAATGGCGAACCGTTGGTCAACTACAGAACACAGCGCGGCGAAAATCAAGTAGGATATTGGCAAAGTACCTCGGGTAAAGGAACCAAAAACTGGGTACAAGTACCTGGTGGTAAAGTACAAGAGAGTATTACTGGTTACAGTCAGGATCCAGTGCTAGCACGTATCGTAGAATTGTCTAGACGTTAATCGAGTAAAATACTCACATTTAGGGCAAGATTTCTCTTGCTCTGCTAAATAAAAGTGCGTATACTTAGGTATATGCACTTTTTGTTTTATCAAGGTTGGTAAAACAATAATAGGCACATAAAGCAAACAAAGGCTAATATAGGAGAACAATTATGGCATCTTTGGCAGAAATCCGAGCAAAACTAAAAGAAGCTGAGTCACGTAGCTCAGGCGAACGTACAGGCGGTGATAATTCAATTTATCCGTTCTGGAACTTAAAAGAAGGTCAAGAAGCAACACTACGCTTCCTACCCGATGGCAACGAAAATAACACATTTTTCTGGGCTGAACGGGCAATGATCAAACTCCCATTCGCGGGAATCAAAGGCGAAAGCGAATCCAAACCAGTAACAGTACAAGTACCATGCATGGAAATGTATGGCGACACTTGCCCAATCCTGGCTGAAGTCCGCGGTTGGTTTAAAGACCCTGCACTAGAAGATATGGGTCGTAAATACTGGAAGAAGCGCAGTTATATCTTCCAAGGATTCGTCGTAGAAGACGGTCTTAAGGAAGAAAAGAAGCCAGAAAATCCAATCCGTCGATTCATCATCGGTCCACAGATCTTTACCAGCATCCGTGCGGCATTGGTCGATCCAGAGTTGGAAGATTTGCCAACAGACTTTGTACATGGTCTTGACTATCGTATGAAGAAGGGCACTAAGGGCGGTTATGCCGACTACTCAACTTCAAGCTGGGCACGTCGTGAACGTCCGTTGGATGACTCAGAACAAGCGGCTATCAAAGAGCATGGTTTGTTTAATTTGAGCGACTTCTTGCCTAAGAAGCCCGGCGAAGTTGAGCTCAAGGTAATGAAGGAAATGTTTGAAGCATCAGTTGACGGCGAGCCATATGATATGGAACGCTGGGGTCAATACTTCAAGCCAGCTGGTATGAGTCAAGAAACAGGTGATCCTGTTAAGTCAACTCCTAAGGCAGCACCTGCTCCTCAAGCATCACACGATGATGAAGACGAAGCACCTGCTCCAGTTGCTAAGGCAGCACCTGCTCCAGCAACTAATGAAAGCGGTGGCGAAAGCCGTGCAAGCGACATCCTTGCAATGATCCGCAATCGTCAAAAGCAGTAAGCACAAGTGCAAGGGACTTCGGTCCCTTGCTTTCATTCAGGAGAATTAACTTATGGCCACAAAAGCCTTCGATTTATCGAAATTTAGAAAGACCTTGACTAAGAGTATTGACGGTCTAGGCGTTGGGTTTAATGACCCGACAGATTGGGTTAGCACAGGTAATTATACGCTTAACTACCTAATCAGTGGAGATTTCCACAAAGGTATTCCACTAGGAAAAGTTACAGTGTTTGCGGGCGAATCCGGTGCAGGTAAGAGTTTTATCTGTTCAGGAAATCTTGTACGCAATGCACAGGCTCAAGGCATCTATGTTATCTTGATCGATACAGAAAATGCACTTGACGAAAGCTGGTTACACGCACTAGGCGTTGATACTGGTGAAGACAAACTTCTTAAACTCAATATGGCAATGATCGACGATGTTGCTAAAACCATTCACGAGTTTATGAAAGAATACAAAGAAATGAGCGAGCGTCCTAAGGTATTGTTCGTCATTGACAGCCTTGGAATGTTGTTGACTCCAACTGATATCAACCAGTTCGAAGCAGGCGATTTGAAAGGCGACATGGGTCGTAAGCCTAAGGCATTGACAGCACTTGTTCGTAATTGTGTTAATATGTTTGGTAGTTATAATGTTGGCATGGTATGTACTAATCACACATATGCTAGTCAAGATATGTTCGATCCCGACGATAAAATCTCAGGTGGACAAGGTTTCGTTTACGCAAGTTCTATCGTAGTTGCCATGAAGAAGCTGAAGTTGAAAGAAGATGAAGATGGCAACAAGGTATCAGATGTCATGGGTATTCGTGCTAGTTGTAAGATCATGAAGACTCGCTATAGCAAGCCATTTGAGACTGTGCAGATTAAGATTCCGTATGAAACAGGTATGAATCCGTACAGTGGTATGGTCGAAATGCTTGAAAAGCAAGGTGTTCTTGTACAGCAAGGTAACAGGCTCAAGTATGTTGATCCTACTACCGGCGAAGAATTCTTATTCTACCGAAAAGAATGGAAAGATGATAAATTAGATATGATAATGAAAAATTATCACAGCAAACCTTTAACAACTACCATTCTAGAGGAGACAGAAGAGAATGTTGAATGAAACCCAAATCGCTGATGTATGGATCTTGTTTAGCGAATTCCTAGACAAGAAGCAAGTAGACCTTGCGGCAGAAAGATACATCGACTTGTTAGCAGATTATGGTGTGACGGATAGGATCCTAGAAAACGCAATGGGGAATGACGATATCTTAGATCGTGCCATTGAATATTATCTAGACGATCCTGATTCAAAAGATGATGACGACTACGAAGAGTTAGAATAATACATGTGGTATTCTAAGATAAGCAAAGACATTTCATACATTCCGGATGCTGTGGCATATTTCGACGGCGAATTACAAGCCGCAAGGAAAGACACACATATTTCCGGAAATATAGAGAAGGCAGCGGCAGGAATGCCGGGCATAGTTGAACATAGATTTAGCCAACTTCAAGAAATTGAAGCTATCTTAGAATATCTTAACATCGAATTACGAAGACTAAAGAGTCAGCATTTCCGTAAATATCTCGAAAGTTACCAACGAGCTTTATCTTCTAGGGATTGTGAAAAATTCGTAGAAGGTGAAGCAGATGTGGTAGATTTTGAAAAAATTATCAATGAATTTGCCTTGCTTAGAAATAAATGGCTAGGTATCACCAAAGCCCTGGATATAAAACAGTGGCAACTGTCTAATGTCATTAAACTCCGTACCGCTGGTATGGAAGATGCTACATTATAATAAATCAATCTGCTCAAAAGGTGTCTTATCACCTTTAAATAATAATAGAGGTTGACTTTATTTGTCTAGTAGTATAAAATAATATAATGATAACAGTAGACAATTTCCTAACACAACTTAATCAGCATGGTTTAGAAAATTTCGAAGGTCACGTTAGTAGGCGAGATCTGAAAGTTTTACGCAGTCTTGCGACCAGCATATGTTTACCTAGTTTTATCACAGAAAACCAAGCTAGGCTACTGCATAAGATTTTAGAAAACAATCTACATGCTTTTAGCCAGGTAGATTCCGAACTCGAGGAAATTTTAATCTTAAACTCTTGGTCAAAAGAATTTAGGATAGTAGAGCAAATCAGAAAAATCTATCTCAGTAAAGCCGAACCCATGATTGTGGTAGAATTTACCCATAATATGGCAATACGCAAGGCTTTACAGAATAGTAAGCATGAAAATTTCGAGTATGTTTCTTATATCAAGTCGCCTGATGGTAAGAAAACTGCTTTTGCTCTGACCGAAAAGAATATTCTCGGCCTTGTTGAAACACTAAAACCTTACAAATTTGATATCGACGAAAAAATCCTGAATTTTTACGAAATTATCAAAAATTTCCAGATTTCTAAGATCAAGGAAGATTTTACATTTGGAGAAAATATGATATCTCCGCTGAAAAATGCTCTTGAACAGGAGCTTGGTCTGTTGGAAAATGTTTCTGAAGAAAAAATTCAGGACCGTAAAATACGCTATCAGTATTTTTTGAAAAAAACCGAAAAAATACCAAAAAATCCGGAAAATTTGAAGGAAACCATAATTTTTAGATCTCAGCCTAAAGTGTGGATCGACAGCAAAAAGTATTCTCTCTCAGAAGTTTTTGCAGAATTGAAAAATCTCGATCGATTACCAGCCCTGGTGGTTTTTGATTCATGGAACGATGATGCATGTGTTAAAAATATCGAGATTTTTTCAGAAAGTTTGGAAAAAAATGGAATTTCTGAGAATGTAGGAATTTACTTTCGTCTGGAAAATAATGAGCATGGCAAGATTTTTAATGAATTTATAAAAATAAAAAATTATAATTCACAACTAAACGATCATACATCCATAGCAGGCGTACAAACCGGAAAATTACCGAAATTTTTCCTAAAAGATTGCAATTGGTCACCGAAAAGTGTTATTGTATTAGGAACTAATCTCAGACACAGTAAGACAGCAGTATATGCCAATCGATGTGATCTTATACTGTCATACGCTGAGAAGGATAGCATAATAGAGAACACATATAATCCATGGCGCAAGTAAGACTGATCATAAAAGACGAGGTCAATATCAAGCTAGAAGGGCTTGATATTGAGGCTCGACGCAAATTAGCAAATACATTCAAATATTTTGCTCCTTATGCTCGCTATCATCCTGCATACAAGCTAGGACGGTGGGATGGCACTGTAAGTCTTTTTGGTCTCGGTGGAAATGGCTACCTAAATCAGCTGGAAAAAATACTAGAAATTCTTAATGGAATGGGTATAGATATCGACAGCATTGATGATCAACGGCACACTCATAATCTAGCATTCACCGAAGTCACTGAGACATATTGGGCCGATCAAGGTAAGGTCTGGCCTAAAGGTCACCAACAAGAAGGACAGCCTATCATGTTGCGTGACTATCAGGTAGAGGCAGTTAACATCTTCTTGCAAAATCCACAAAGTTTGCAAGAAATTGCCACTGGTGCAGGCAAGACAATTACTACAGCAACACTGAGTCATCTGTCGGAAAAGATTGGCAGAAGTATTATCATTGTTCCTAATAAGTCATTAGTTGAACAAACTGAGGAAGACTTTGTCAACGTAGGATTAGATGTGGGTGTATACTACGGAGATCGCAAAGATCTCGGAAAAACCCATACGATTTGCACTTGGCAAAGTCTTAATATTTTAGACAAAAAGTCAAAAAATCACGAGCAAGACATACTAACTCTTGCAGAATTTTTAGATGGCGTTAAGACTGTTATTGTAGATGAAGTACACATGGCTAAAGCAGATGTACTGAAAAATCTATTAACACAGAACGTATGTAATGCTCCAATTCGTTGGGGATTGACTGGCACTGTGCCTAAAGAAGCACACGAAGCAGAAAGCATTTTTGCCAGCATTGGCCCAGTAGTTGGGCGGTTGTCAGCAAAGGAATTACAAGACAAAGGCGTTTTAAGTAATTGCCATGTCAACATTGTACAGCTGATAGATCTTCCAGAATTTAGCAGTTATGCAGAAGAATTAAAGTATCTTGTCACGGAAGAAGACAGGATGATATACATCTCAAAATTAATAAAATCAATATCTCAAACAGGCAACACACTGGTTCTCGTCAACAGGATCGACTCAGGCAAATTCTTAATCAATGAACTACCAGACGCAGTCTTTATATCCGGTGCAGTTAAAACCAAAGATCGAAAAGAAGAATACGATGAAATTAAAACTAGCGATAACAAGATTATTGTGGCCACTTTTGGCGTGGCCGCTGTCGGAATTAATATTCCTCGCATTTTTAATTTGGTTCTATTAGAACCAGGCAAGAGTTTTGTCAGAGTAATACAATCGATTGGACGTGGTATCCGCAAAGCCGAAGATAAAGATTTCGTTCAGATCTGGGATATAACCAGTACCTGTAAGTATGCAAAAAGGCATCTTACAGAAAGAAAGAAATTTTATAAAGAGGCCAAGTATCCGTTTACTATAGAAAAGACGGATTGGTCCAAATAGGAACAATCATGCAGATATTAACGTTAGAGAACAAGACATTTTTATTGGATAACTTACCAGAAGAAGTAGACGAAGATTGTAGATTTGCTGTGTTAGATAACAGTGATCCAAAAGATCCTGACTTTTTCTTCATGCCATTAATCTTCTTAGAAAGTTTTAACAGTCCGGCAATGGTATTAAAGATAGGTAATGATCAGATCACCATGCCTATCGATTGGCATATAGCAGTAGGCGATAGCCAAAGTGGATGTGATGTCGAAATATTACCATTAACCAGCTTGAATGACAGAGGTTTTGATGCACTATGCTTCAACCCATTAAGCAGTTTTAGAGTAGAATTTAGGAAAATAGAAATTGTAAATTTTTATAATGATGTTAAATGGTATTTTCCTAAGATGAAAAATAATCAACTGTTAGCAACTCCATTATCTTATGGAGACAAACCAGATTGTGTCTATTTTGTCAAAGAAATCTCAAGGCAAAGCGAAACAATCGATTTGAGCAAGATATTATAAGGACAACACATGGCATTAAGAGTAGCTTATTTTCAACCTATCATCTTAGCAATAGATGATGTACCTCCTGTGGAATTTAGCAAGATCTATGCACTTGCAGAAAACTTGCATGCCCATCCAGAACTGAATGATCAAGGCAATCCACAGCTCAGTGCAAGAGGCGGACAACAGATACAGGTATATCCTAATAAATTAGGACTAGATGTATCATGGCTCGTCGACACGTTGGAAAAATTGTGCCAAGGGTATTTAGAACTAGTGACAGGACAAAGTGGCGGTGAAGAATTAAGATTCGTCAAGCCTGTAGTTACTAGCATATGGACTATACGACAGGGCCCTGGCGATTATCAAGAAATGCACACACATCCTGGTGGAAATCTCAGCGGTAACATCTATATCAGTGCTCCAGAATTGGATGAAAATAGCGCACCTAGCGACAGCAAGATATTGTTTAGGTTACCACATACTAAAGACGTAACAAAATTTATTATGAACGATACTTGGAGATATCCTCCCACTCCGGGCACTGTTATACTATTTCCTAGCTATCTTCCACATACCGTGTATCCTTGGAAGGGACAAGGATCACGAACTGTTATGGCATTTGATGCCAAGTTAGTTCCAAAGGAATGATACATGGGAACTCTCAAACCCGGAGCAACATACATCTATGAGAAAGCAGACGGTGTGACATACGCTCGCGAATTTGGTAAGACAGAAAGAACAGCAATTGGTTGGGATTATGATGTTGGGCAATTGGCCATCGAAGAGATGTGGAAGGATATTCGGTTCCAAGCACATACCAATCCCACTTTACAAAAAGCCTTGGATCGTGTTATAATGATTTATAAACTGAGTAAAGAAAAGCTATGAGTGAAAAAGTAGAACTTAAGGAAAAGATACTTGCTGTCGACACTAATGTCAGAGAGCTATGGGATGCCATGGATCCTGAACAGCAGAAACATCTAAAGAGCGAGTTCTATATATTAAATCGGTATATTTCTAATGTTAAAGCTAACAATAGAGAGATGCAGGAACATCATGTACTGGCTGTAAACGAATACTTCAACAAGAATTGGCAACACCTGCAGAAACATCCTAAACTTCTTTGGTTATTGTTATGTATGTGCAGTTATGATGGCAAGACCAAATTCTTCCACGAATGGATTGGTTTTAAGAAAAAGACTGGAAACAGCAAGAAGGCCAAATTTCTAATGGAGTTATATCCTTCTCGTAAAGTCGATGAGTGCGAATTGTTAGCAGATCTAATGACCGATAAAGAAGTCATAGAACTTGCTGGACAATATGGCATGGATGAAGCAACTGTTAAGAAACAGATAAAATGATTATAGATGTAGCTACATATACCTGTCAGTATTGTGGTAATAAGTTCCAGAAAGAAAAAACTCTGGCCGTGCATCTATGTGAGCAGAAACGCAGAGCACTGGCAAAGACCGAAAAGCATGTGGTTTTAGGATACGATACATATAACAGATTCTATCGTAAGACACAGAATAGTAAACAAGACAAGACCTATGAAGATTTTGCAAAAAGTCCTTATTACAATGCTTTCGTTAAGTTTGGCAGTTTTGTTAGCAATGTTAATCCGTTATATCCCGACAGATTTATCGATTATGTTGTCACATCGGGAGTAAAACTTGATCATTGGTGCAGAGATGAATTGTATGAGAAATATGTATTAGATCTTATCAAATCAGAAACTGTAGAAACTGCGCTACAGCGTAGCATAGGACATATGATGTCATGGGCGGATGATCACAATGCACAATGGAATCATTATTTCAGCTATGTTAGTTTGAACAGAGCAACGTTTGATATTAAAGATGGTAAGGTAAGTCCTTGGATTATACTTAACAGTTCTAGCGGTAAAACCATGCTAAGTAAGTTTAGCGACGAACAGTTGGCGGCCATTAGTACTATTATAGATCCTCAATTCTGGCTGAGGAAATTTAAGCAACACCCTGCTGACATAGAATTTGTTAAACAGGTCGTCAAGGAATCAAATATATGAAAACACGCATACTGCAAGATGGCAGGGTGGTAGAAGAATTAGAAGAAGCAAGGACACTTTCTGTTAAGACACGATGCCCAGATAAATGGATTTTAATAGATATGGAGACAGGCGAGCAATATCAACCTTATAAAAACAAAGGCTCCCTCGACTGGGAAAAAGTTAATGCAGTAACTTGGAAAAGGGTTGAATTCTAATGCCAGATATTGATATAGATTTTGCTGATAGGACAAAAGCACTTGAACATTTCAAGTATGTAACTGCGGCCATACAAGAAGATAGTGGTACTTTTAAGAAGCACAACACTGGTATATATTGCACTTCTATACCGCACAATCCGTTTACTAAATTGAGTACTATAGATTATAAGGCAGCGGAAGAGCGTGGCTATTTTAAGATAGATTTTTTAAATGTTAGCATCTACAAAGGGATTAGAGACGAAGCACATCTCAAACATTTGATGGAGACTGAACCACTATGGGATCTACTAGAGCAAGACGACTTTACCCAACTCCTGTTCCATGTGAATGGGCATGGGTCTATTCTGAGACAAGTAAAACCAAAATCTATAGAACAGTTGGCCGCAGTATTGGCGATGATCAGGCCCGCGAAACGTTATCTGATTGGGAAAGACTGGACTACGGTGATGATGGAAGTGTGGACGAAACCAGAGAATGACGAGTATTATTTTAAGAAAGCCCATGCAGTAGCCTATGCAGTGGCAGTAGTGGTGCAGATGAATTTAATATGTGAACAGATAAGCTGGGAGTATTCTTAACGGACTTTTCGTACTAGTTGTACGCTTTTTCGTTTGACACGTTTCATCGTTAGATTCAGTAAATTTACTACAGGCCCTAGCACTATCCGAACATCTTTGCTATTAAATGTCTTGATACAGTAGGCAAAGGGAGTTATTTGATCTCTGCAGAAAATATTGATAGGAAACTGGCGATTGCTCTCCCACCACCATGTTTCACCTATTTGCAAGAAAGCTTCTTTATGCCCAGGATCGCGTATGGCATTTAGATCATAGAAGCTAGTTACATACTGATCTTGATTTATAATGATGCCCACATATTCCTCGCCACCGTAGTTGATGACGCTGATAAATGGTAGATTTCTCTCTATATCGTCTCTTAATTTTGCCATAAATACTTGTAAGGGGTCTTTGTCCAAATGCGAAAAATTTCAAGTTATTTATATTCTAATAGAATCGAACTATTAGCCGATTTGGCAGGATTTAATGTGGAGTATACAAACGTGTATCAGAGAACAGTTAAAATTTACAAGGGCGTGGATAATGTCCTAGAGTTCGACATTAAAAATGCCGACCAAAAAAGACTCAGCTTAATAACAAGTCCAACTATAACTAATATCAAGTTAAATGTTATGGACCAGGAAGGTAATAAATTGCCCAACAGTCCATACACTGTTACTCCTACTGCTGGGCTAACAGGAATCGCCAGTGTGACTATTCCTAGCAGTGATTTGACAGCAATCGACCATCAGTTTTTACGTTATAGTGTGACCGCTACTAAAGGATCGGCTAACATTATCTTGTATGCCGATAGTAGATTTGGAGGTATTGGAACTATAGAAGTTGCCGGTACAGCTAGTCCTGTTACACGTAATAGCCAAGTGGTTACAGAATTCCATGCAGACATAACTTATAGCAATATGATAGATGAATATCTACATTCCACTGCTATACCTGTTCGTTTTTACGAAGCTATTCCAACAACTACTGCAAAACTAGATTTTGTATTCAATCAACTACAAGGTACTGTATATGTAGAAGCAACTTCGGATGCGACTATTAGCAACGAAAGTTTCCCAGCTAGCGGCAACCCAACATTCAATCCAGATGGTACTAGGGCCGCGGTACGCCGTGGCACTGTCATCGATACATTTAACATTTCAACGTCAGATGTTTCGGCTAGTAAAATCTATTCAAATCTTGGACAGTATACATATCTGCGTGTTAGCTATATCAGAAGTAGTCAATCGATGAATGGAAATTGGCAACCAGGATATGGCGGTGTTACTCAAGTAACAGTAACAAGTCCTGCGCCATAAAGGTTGACTACACTAGAACACTAATGTATACTCATTAGTATGAGTATAATCACGGACACAATAGTTAATTTTCTTCCACCAAAAAGGAAGGTAACTCCTAGCGGTTGGATTAGTTTCAATGCAGTGTGTTGTGACGACCAAAGACAGCGTGGCGGATTCATAGTTAACGGTGGCGATGCTGTTAGCTATCATTGCTTCAATTGCGGATTTAAATCTAGCTGGCAACCTGGCAGAAACATTAGCCAGAAGATGCGCCAATTCATGCGCAAGCTCAACATGCCCGATGACATTATATCTCAACTAAGTCTTGAAGCACTTAGATTAAGTGAAACTGATAGTGTTAAAATAAGAGAAGTGATTCCTAAGTTTGATGCTAGAGCATTACCAATGGATTCTAAAGGTTTTGCTGAGTGGGATAGTTGGCTACATGTAGCTACGCCGGATCTTGCTCCTGAAGGATTAGTCAAGGTTGTTAATTACATCAATGACAGATGCATTCATCCTCTCAGCTATCCATTTTACTATTCGAACAAAGTCGGATTTAGTAACAGAATTATTATTCCTTTTATCTATAAAGGAGAAATAGTTGGTTGGACTGCTCGGGCAGTAAACGATGCCAAACCTAAATATATCAGCGAACAACAGCCAGGCTATGTTTTTAATCTAGACAATCAGACTAGCGATCGAAAATTCGTGATAGTAAGCGAAGGACCATTTGATGCACTAAGTATTGATGGATGCGCTTTGTTAGGAGCTGAAATTAAAGAAAGCCAAAACTGGTTGCTCAAACAGTTAAATCGAGAAATTATCCTCGTTCCAGATAAAGATCACGAAGGACCCAGGACTGTTGAACAAGCGATAGAGTTTGGGTGGAGTGTTAGCATGCCATCGTGGCCTGAGGGTATCAAAGATGTTAACGATGCTGTAATTAAATTAGGTAAACTAGCTGTGCTATATATGATAGTTGCGAGTAAAGAATCTAATGAATTAAAAATAAGATTACGTGCTAAGACATGGTTTAAGGAGTAATATGCGAAAACTTTTAGACATAATACTGTATCCTTATCGTGCGATAATGGAACATATTCGATTCAAGAAAAGACTTAAAGAATTACGGAAGCGAGATCCGTTTATCTACAAATGATTAGCTGGGGAATATCAGGCAATAGCCATGATGCGGCATTGTCAGTATTTGTCGACGGACAACTGACATTCGCTAGCCATGCTGAACGCTTCAGTAAACAGAAAAACGATAGGGATCTTAATACCAATATAGTAGCACATGCTAAACAATGGGGCGATCCGGATCGTGTTTACTGGTACGAACGTCCGTTGCTTAAGACTATAAGGCAATTTTATGCCGGACAAGGTTGGAAAGGACGCGATAACGATATAGAAATCTACATGGCTAGATATGGAATCGATGCACCTATTGAATATGTAGATCATCATCTTAGCCATGCCGCAGGCGGCTATTTTACTAGTGGATTTGATGAGGCCTGTATTGTAGTTATAGATGCTATCGGAGAATGGGATACTGCTACAATATGGGAAGCAAGCGGCGATAATATCAAAAAGAAATGGAGTTTGCGTTATCCCCACAGTGTGGGTCTATTCTACAGCGCCATGACCCAGCGGGTAGGATTAAAACCCAATGAAGATGAATATATCTTAATGGGCATGGCTGCATATGGTGATTATAAAAAACTATACGATCAAATGAGCCACGACTTTATTGACAACTATTCTAATTTAAAATTTATTAGGAATTGTCATAGAGGTGTGCAGGATTGGCGACCAGATTTAACAGTTAAAGATAGTTTTGAAATCGCTGCCACTGTACAGAAGATCTACGAAGACTACTTTCAACATCTTTTAATAAAGGCAAAACAATTGGTCAAGAGTACAAATCTAGTACTCATGGGCGGGTGTGCATTGAATTGCTCTGCTAATCGACTGGTAGGAAATTATTTCGACAATACCTGGATAATGCCGAATCCCGGGGATGCTGGCAGTTCAGTCGGAGCAGTTTTGGCCAAGAATCCCGAATGGCGTATCGATCCTGAAGATTTCACACCGTTCTTAGGTTATGATATGAAGTCGAGCACTAGCAATAAAGATATTGTAAATTATTTGATAGAGCATAAGATATGTGGCGTAGCTAGAGATCGTGCAGAATTTGGGCCACGTGCATTAGGTAATAGAAGTCTGCTGGCCGATCCTCGAGATCCGGAAATAAAAGATAGAGTGAATGATATTAAACAGAGACAACAGTTCCGACCATTTGCTCCAATGATCCTAGAAGAACACGTAGAAAAATACTTTAAATTACCTTACGGTGTTTATAATAGTAGATACATGCAATATACCGCTGTCTGCAGAGAACCCGAGAAATATCCTGCTATTGTACATAAAGACGGTACTAGTAGAGTACAAACTGTTCCTAAAGAAGGAGTCAAAGGCAGTCAGATTCGAGAATTGTTAGAATTATGGTATGATAAGACCGGTTGTCCTATGTTGCTAAACACCAGCCTTAATATAAAAGGACAAGCTATGGTTAACGATATTGCAGATGCAAGGGCTTTTGAACGTCAATACGGTGTTAAAGTCTTTAACTAGAGTGTATAATAAATCATGAGTGAAAATAAAGATAAAGCAAGACAAAACGTTGATTATGGTTATGAAATCCAACGTGTATATTTAGAGATGATGTTGGCCGATGCCGGTACATTTGTACGCTGTCAGTCGATATTCGACAGCAAGTTGTTTGACAGAAAACTACAGCCAGCGGCAGAATTCCTTACTAGATATGTAAGTGAAAACAATGTTCTTCCAACGCCAGACATTATCAATGCGGCAACTGGATCTACATTAAAGCCTGCAACAGATTTGCGAGAAGAGCATTTTGAATGGCTGATGAATGATTTTGAAACTTTTACAAGACACAAAGGTCTTGAAAGAGCTATCTTGGAATCAGCAGACCTGCTTGAAAAAGGAGAGTATGGTCCTGTTGAAGAAAAGATCAAACAGGCAGTACAGGTAGGACTGCAACGTGACATGGGTACTGATTATTTTGCAGACCCTCGAAAAAGATTGATGGCAATTAAGGACAAAAATGGACAAATTTCGACAGGTTGGAAAAATGTTGATGACAAGCTATTTGGAGGCTTTAACCGTGGCGAGCTCAACATTTGGGCGGGCGGTTCAGGTGCTGGTAAATCCTTATTTCTGGCTAATCTTGGTGTCAATTATGCTCTCGCTGGATATAATGTAATCTATCTAACATTAGAACTTAGTGAAGAACTCGTAAGTATGCGTGTAGATGCTATGGTAACTGGCATACCAACTAGGGAGATTTTCAAGAACATTGACGATGTTGAAATGAAAGTTAAAATGATTGGTAAGAAGTCTGGACAGTTCCAAGTCAAATATATGCCTAGTGGCAAGACAGCCAATGATATCCGTGCTTACTTAAAAGAATATGAAATTAAGATGGGACGTAAGGTCGATGTACTATTAGTCGACTATATGGATTTGTTGATGCCTTTGAGCAAGAGAATTAGTGCTGAAAATCTGTTTGTTAAAGACAAGTATGTATCGGAAGAATTGCGTAATCTTGCGGTTGAAAAGAACTGTATCTTTGTGACAGCGGCACAGTTGAATCGAGGCGCTGTTGAAGAAGTTGAATTTGATCACAGCCATATTTCAGGCGGACTATCTAAGATTCAGACAGCAGATAACGTGTTTGGTATCTTTACAAGTCGTGCTATGCGTGAGCGGGGACGCTATCAAATCCAATTAATGAAAACACGTAGTTCAAGTGGTGTTGGACAAAAAATCGATTTGGAGTTCAACATCGATACACTAAGAATTACAGACTTGTTGGAAGATGATTATAATAGTCCAGGGCAAACTGCTGGTAGCACATTGCTGAACAGTATTAAGCAAAAAACAACTATCACGGCTGCTGGAGAAGCATTTTCGGACCCAACAGCTGGTGTAGCCGTTCCTAAAGTACAAGCCAAAGTTGAGAGCTCGAAATTGCGAGAATTGCTGAATAATTTACCTGGTGATTCCGAAGAGTTCTAGCATAAATATATGCATAGTGTATTTAGACTAAATACGTAAAGAGAGAACACATATGGCCCAACAAGACATTCTACGCAAGTACTTAGACATATTGAACGAATCTACTCCTGCTGAAAAAGCGGAAGCAATGATTACATTAGATCGAGTATCTGCTCCTAGTGAAAATCCAGTAGCTGAACTATTAGAAGCAGTTTCTAGATTCAAACAATCACAGCCGGATCTAGCACAAGATACACGTTTAGATCCTAAGACATTAGCTCGAATCATGTCTCTATCAAAAGTAATGGAAGACGATATGGGTCCTATGGCTCCTGCTGATACGATGACTCCACCTAATGGTCCTAATACTCCTACTCCTAATCAAATGCCTATGAGCGAAAATATCATGGACACTTTGCGCAAGAAGGCTGCATTGCATCGTGGTTATTCGCACGGATTAATGGGCGATTCGCATACCCATTGTGCCCACAAAGAAGGTACTCCTGAACATATGCATTGGCATCACGGCTACAGCGAAGGTCTTAAAGAATGTAGTGGAGTTTGGAAATTACCAGGTTCTATGTAAACTAAAAACCCGCACTAAGCGGGTTTTTTATTGGCAAAACAAACAGTGTTTGTAATAGTTTGGTCATCCCGAGGATGAGTCCATCTTGGGTTATTTATAGGTAAATACATAGTAAAAGGGCGAAATGCTTTCATGACCAAGGATTAAAAATGCCAGTACAGATAAAACTAAGAAGGGACACTGCGGCTAATTGGCTATCTGTCAACCCGGTCCTTGCAACAGGAGAACCGGGTCTAGAGACCGATACACGTAAGGTAAAATATGGAAATGGCGTAGATACCTGGAGCGCATTACAATATGGCGTTACGCAAGCTGACGCAAATGCCCTTACTGGAAATACACTTTCGGCCACTGTAGTAAACAGTAGTCTTACTAGCGTAGGCATTTTAACAGACCTTACAGTTTCAAACACTATCAAGGGATCTATCAATGGTAACGCAGGAACTGTCAACAACGGATTCTATCAGAACAGCAGTATCTATATAGGTTCTACAGCCGTTGCAGCCAATAGGGCTTCGGGGACACTATATTTACAGGGCGTAAGCATAGATGGCAATGCCGCAACTTCTAACAAATTTAGCTCTACAGTGCAGATTAACGGAGTAGCATTCGATGGATCGCAGGCTATCACTATTACAGCAGCCGCCGGCACACTGACCGGAACTACACTTAAGAGTACTGTAGTTACTAGCAGTTTAACTAGTGTTGGAGTACTGACGAGCCTATCTAGCACAGGTAATCTTGTTACTACAAGTATAGACGATAATAGCAATAATTTTGCCAGTGGTGCATTACAGATACAAAATGGTGGTGCCGCAATTAAAGGTCGAGTTAAGATCGGAGGCGCAGTAGTCATGGACAGCACTCTACAAACAGCTGACCTGCTTACAGCCAGTGCTGGAATATCGGTGTTGGGCAACGCGAACATCACAGGAAAATTAACAGTTGGCGGATCGAATATTAAATCGTTCGCCGTAGCTATGGCCATTGGCTTGAGCTAACGATAAATATGAAATCATGGAGACACTAAATGTCAAAAAGTCAGATTAGACAATACGTTTTTACACCAGGCATCGCCAACAACGGAACTATCAAGATTCCAGGTAAAGTAGACCTGAGTCAACTGCTGGTTATCACTAATACCAGCACTAATACTATACTGTATAATTTTGCAGATAATGCATATTCGGGTACACAGGTCAGTTTTACTAGAGCCAACGATTCGGTTAATTTTCCAACCACTCTAGATAACACAGATGGTTACACTACTATCACACTGGCTATCGATACATCAGGAATGAGCAGTGCCCATAATATACAGGTCTTTATCGAAAAACCTTATCTAGATGTGCGCATGCCGGAAATTGGCACAGATGCGTTTGAAAGAACTCGTGTTGCGACACCAACATCCATGCTCGATGCTGACTTTGAATATGGATTGCAACCAACTAAATGGTTAACTTATGATTTGATGCGAGGTTATCCAAGCATATATGAAATTCCTGGTACTGACCAAGCTGTACTGAGTGTTATAACAGATGCTTCGACCGGTTCAGGCGGCATTGGTGAGAGTTTAATTACTGTTACAGTTTCTAGTCCTTTTAGCAGTGCATGGACTGTGGGTAGTCCTATCACTATTAAAGGCTATCTAAATACTGTATCTGGTTTTGCTCGTGCTGAAGGATCTTTCTTAATTAACAGCATCAGCGGTAGCACATTAACATATTATGCCAAGGCCAAAGTAGGCGTCAATAATGGCGATATATTATCAACGGTTTATACACAACTACGACAAGGTGCATTCTATACAGGAGCTAGCGTAGGTACCCCTAGCTATTCTTATGTTAATACATCTAGTGCGGCAACCAGCAGTGCGGCAACAATAGCAACAACTTCTGGAACTATTACAGGCGGCATTACTGGAACAGCACTGATAACTAGCGGTGGATCACCCGCAGTTGGTATGGTACTATCAGGCGGAAATATCATTCCTGGAACTTATATTGTTTCAGGATCGGCTACTACATGGGTAGTGAGCACAACGCAGACAACTACTACATCCCCGGGTACAACTATCAGCTATACACAAACTACGCTGACTACAGGCGGTACTATAACAGGTACTTGGGCTATAGGACAAGTAGTTAGCGGATCAACTACACTAACTGGAACTGCTATCATTGCATTAGGCACTGGTACTGGTAACAACGTAGGTGGAACATACTACGTCGATGATGTGCAGACTGTTAGCTCTTTTGCCGCTAGCGGTACTACAGGACTTGCTACTATCACTGCTACATTCAGCAACAACCACGGATTTGTTCCTGGTGATACGATCCTAAGCCAAGTTTCGTCAGATGCGACTGGTAACAACCATTCGCTAGCACAAGGTCCCTTCTTCATTGAAACTATTCCTACATTCAATACTTTTACATTCTCAGCACGTAATAGTGGACTAATATCAGGTAGTATTACGGGTGCCATGTATGCTCGTCCTGATGCATTCTTTAGCCACAGACCATTCGATGGAGGAGTTATACTAGGTAATGGTAGCCCGTCACACGGTGCGATGGCTGTGCGTATGAGTAAAAAATACATACGTTATCAGTCGGGTAAAGCTATCAACTATAATACTGGTGCGCTTTTTGCTCCAAACTATGACATACGCAGTTTAACAGCTACTGGAACTGCTATCGGACAGACTATTACTATCGCAACAGACGACGTGGATCACGGTTGTCAAGTTGGTGCTACTATCGTCCTAACAGGTGTCACTACTAGCGGATACAACGGTACCTATACTGTGGCCAGTATCATAGACGAGCGTCAGTTAACAGTTCTAGCAACGCAGGTTCTAGGTGCAACCACTGCGGCTATCAGCAGTCCTTGCTTGATGTCAGTCAGCGGCTGGTCAGGTGCAACAGTACGTGCTGGAACATTTGACGAACAGAATGGAACTTTCTGGCAGTACGATGGACAGACTATTGCTATTGGACGTCGCAGTTCTACTTTCCAATTGGCAGGAACTGTGACTGTGACTGTGGATTCCAACAGCGTAGTTGGATCTAACACACGCTTTGCCAGCCAGTTAATTGCAGGCGATCGTGTGGTTATCAGAGGCATGACCCACGTAGTAACTACTGTGACTAGTGATACACAGATCTATGTAACTCCTGATTATCGAGGCGCAGTGAGTGGTACAGGTATTAAGATGGTCAGAACTACTGATTACATTATACCTCAGAGCAAGTGGAATACAGACCGCTGTGACGGATCTGGCAGTGTCTATAATCCAAGTGGTTATAATATTACCATCAACAAGATGCAGATGATTGGACTGCAATGGACATGGTATGGTGCTGGATTTACAGACTGGATGATACGCGGTCCTGAAGGAAAATACATCACAGTACATCGCTTGCGCGGTAACAACTTAAACAACGAAGCTTATATGCGTTCAGGTAACCAACCTGTGCGCTACGAGGTAGTCAATGAAAGTGCTCGCACATACTTGACACTAGCGGCTTTGTCAGGAGATACCAGTTTGACAGTAGCTGACACAACTTATTTTCCAAACGCCGGTACTGTCTATGTAGATAACGAAGTTATCACATATACTGGCAAAACAGCAACAACATTAACTGGTTGCACTAGAGGCACTTCTCTAACACAGTTTACTGCTGGCGCTAGCCGTAGTTTTGCAGGCGGATCATCAGCAGGACATGCTCTAAATGCAGGTGTTATCCTTATAGGTCAGACAGCGACTCCAAGCATCAGTCACTGGGGTTCAGCATTCTTAACAGACGGCGGATTTGACAGTGATCGCGGCTACATCTTTAACTACCAAGCGACAAACATTAACATCAGTGCTCGTAAGACCACAGCGTTTGCTATTCGTCTAGCACCTAGCGTGAGTAATGCTATTATCGGCGACTTGGGTGTGCGTGAACTTATCAATCGTGCGCAGTTGCTACTACAAGGTATTGAAATTACCGCGGGTGGTACTAGCAACACAAACTCAGCTATCGTTATTGAAGGTGTGCTAAACCCTAGCAACTACCCAGTCAACGTGGCCAATATTACTTGGAACAGTTTGAGTAGCCCAGCACTGCCAACTGGACAACCTTCTTTCAGTCAGATTGCTAACGGTACTAGTGTCACATTCCAGGGACAGGCAACCAATGTGACTACCAATGTGACTGGAGCATATACCAACAGCAATGCCGGTGGTGTAACTACGCTAGCATTGACTAGCGTAAGCGGACTAGCAGTAGGTGACGACGTTTATGTTCCTGCGGCTCCAAGTGCTGTCTATGGTGCTACTAAACTTACAGCGGTAGGTACTGCTAGTTTTACAGCAACTATAACATCTACTGTGTCAGGCGGTACCGCAGTTACAGCCGCTACTAGCACTATTTCAGGTACTACACTAACACTAGGTGCTGCCGCTTCAGGTACTATCGTAACAGGTATGGTTGTTACTGGATCAGGAGTTGCCGCAGGTACATATGTTATCGGTAACTTGTCAGGCGGTACTGCGGCAGGTAGCACATGGGCTGTAAGCGTTAGCCAGACTGTA